TCCTGACAGGTTGATCGCACCGTTACTGTTCGTCGATGTCAGGACGCTGCGTGTCAGTGTTGTGCCGGATGACGTATAGACGCCGCGCCCGACTTCCGAGTTGGAGCCGTCCCGAATGCCGTATGTGACCGTCTCGCCATCCTGCACGCCTGCGCCCGCAAACGTCAGAAAACCGCTGACAGCCGAGCCCAATGTGATCGTGCCGGTGCCGGTCGTGGCCGTCGTCACTTTGGCCAGATTATATGCCTTGACGACTGCCATTACTTAACCCCGCGCCGACGAGCCCGTGTGAGCCAATCAGCATTACTGTTTGACGGTTCTGGGCTTATGCCCACAACGTCAGATGTTCCGATTGCGACGCCTACAGCGCCGAACAGCGATGCGCCGATGCCATCAACCGTAGACGTGCCGTATGCTTCCGCGACATTTCCAGTCGTCGCACGCCCAGCGCCGTCAACCGTGGCTGAGCCGGACGCCTCTGCCGTGGCAGGGTTGAGCGATAGGCCGACGCCGGAAACCGACGCTGACCCTGCGGCTGATCCAGTGGCAGGATTAAGCGACGCTCCGACGCTGGAGACAGTTGCCGATCCATCCGCGCTTGCTGTGCCAGCGGCGTTTGATGCGCCGACCGCAAGGGCGGATGACAGGCCGTTTGAACTTGCTGTGGCCGCAGCGTTTGATGCGCCGACAGCGGAAACCGTTGCCGATCCGGCAGCGGAGCCAGTCGCAGCAGCTTGAGATGCGCCAACACCGGATACAGTAGCCGATCCAGCCGCACTCGCCGCCGCCGGAATGTTTGCGTTACCAGCGCCGGAAACTGTGCAAGTTCCAGTTGCGGAGCCTACGGCTGGATATTGTGTCGATGCGCCTAGTGGCTGCCAGCCTACCGGCGCGGAGCCGATTGCGCCGCCCGGTGTGTTAGCCATTAGCGCCTCTTAAATCTCTCTTTTGTTACCAACCCGCCATTGTCGTGTATTTATCAGCGCCTTCGCCGCAGTCGGCCAAAAATTCCGCCTTTTGCTCGGATGGATAATTTCGGCACTTTACGCGCTTGTATTCAATTATGTTTCCGTCTGCGTCTTTAATCTCTTCCAGCCAAGTGGCCTCAAGAGTATTTGATCTCACATCATGAGTAACAAATGCCAAAAACATCATTGTGTTCCTTACGATGTCGCGCCCTTGATGATGCAAAAGTTCAGGACAATCGCCTCTGACAAAGAGCCGCCTGAGACATTCCTGACGAATATACGAACGCCGCCGCCGCCCATGTTTGCAGACCACACATTATATGCGGAATAGTCGGCGGCTCCAGATTGAACCGCAACGACAACTGCATCCGGGTTTGAAATCACGGTGTTATTTAAGACAAAACCAACAGTTGTGCTTGCAGCCAATGCCGCATTGTTCATCGTTATCTGACCTGTCGGCTTGTTGAGCGTGACAGCCGTTGATTTGCTTGTCGCTTGAGTTACGGTGCCACCCGATCCTGTGCCGTAACCAATTTCAGCTACAGAATTAACGGTCAAATTTCCGCTGCTGTCCAAAGCAGCAAGGCCGCTTGCCGCATTAACAGCATTGCCAATCGCGGTAATTACGCCTGTGCCTGTTGTGATCGTAGAAGGCGCTGCGCCAGCTCCGCCGCCTTTCACTAGGGAATTAGCAGCAAGCGCAGCGGATGAAGCAAGACTGCTTGCCGAGTCAAAATAAGGAATGCCGCCAGATGTGCCGGACGCAAGATAGGCCGCCGCAATCAAATCCGCCGCCAATGGCGAGATCATCACAATCGCGCTGCTTGTCGCACTGATCTTGTTTGTGCCAAGCGTCGAGCCGTCATACGATTTTGTGACGGTCGTGCGGGCTAACGTCGTGCCAGACGACGTATAGGTGCCGACGCCAATCTCCCATAGCGTCCCGTCTTCAATGACATACGGGACAGTCGCGGCATTCGCGATGCCTGCATCTGCAAACGTCTGGAAGCCAGAAACCGCGCTGCCAAGCGTAATTGTCCCTGTGCCAGGCGTTCCCGACACTGACATCTTGACGCGGTTTCCAAGGCTATTGGGCATCCGAGGCTTCCGTGCTTATCAGTCTTCGGTGACGGTCGAAGCGGTCGTCAACTGCGGCGTTACGCCCGATGACACGGAAATGTTTGGCGTTACCGTGCCGCTATACAGCAGGACGCCCGTGCCAGAAGACGCGGTGCCAATGCCGAAGTGCGTAATGGTCGCCGTGCCGCCCGTGGCCGCCGGAAAGCTGATCGTAGCGTTCGGGGAGACACTGTTGTTCGTGATCGTCCAGCCGGAGCTAGAACGCGCCACCGCGACACGCGCATAGGACGTGTAGCTCGTCTCGTTCGTCGTCTGGCTGCCGGCCTCGCCGGGATCAGACGTGTGAAGGCTGACATACAGGCTGCCAGCGGTCGAAGAACCGCGCAGGCCAGTGGCGTCGCCAATGTTGGCTGCGTTCGTGTTATTGAACAGCAGTTGGAGTAGGGCTGTTTCCCAGGAGTCAGACTTTGACATATTAGACCCTCATCAAAGAAGCGATGGTTTCGCGGGCCTGGTCGATCTTGGCCTGAAGCTCCTGAAGCTCTTTTTTGCCAGCCGTCAGTTTCGCGTCGAGATCGGACCAATCGGAAGCAGCCTTGGCCGCCTGCGCAATGATCGGATCGGCGTAGGTGTTCGCCTTTGCGCGCGTGTCAGCCGCAATCTTGCCGGCCTGGTCAAGAATGCTCTGCGCCTCAAAGCGGGCCTTCTCGATGGTCCGGGCGGCTTCCGCCTGCGCGTCCGCCATGATCTTGCCGGCGCTGTCAGCTTCGCGCTTGATCGCCGCGTCAACCTTGGCGTTCACAGCATCGAGGCTGGCTTTCGCGGCGGCCTCCTTTTCGGCGTAACCGTCGAGGCGGGCCTGCGCTTCATCGCCAAGCTGTTTCACTTTGCCGACGTTATCAATTTCAGACGCGAGAACCTGGACGGCCTCAAACATCTTGGCGAACCGAGCGACGGTCGTGACCGCCTCGTCCAATTTCATGTCGCTCATTGGTCGCGGCCTCTCATGTGGAGATAAACGTCAATGGCCGAACCAGTGCCGCCAGAGACGGACGGACGGATATACTGAGGCAGTTCGGTGATCTGCTTCATGCCGGCCGACGTAAAGGACAGCGCATTGCCCAGCGGATCGGTCAAGGTCGCCCAGGTCGTGCCGTCATCGTTCGAGCCCTGAATGGTGACGGTGCCGCCGCCAAACGTGCCAAGCACCTGCACGGTGCGATCTTGGTAGTCGGCCATGCCTACAGCAGAACCAACGTCGGAACCGCCTAACGCCGCCCACTTGACGCGACTAAGCGCAAGAGTTTGGCTCGGCAGCAAAGTAGCCGTAACTGTCGCCATGATTAGTCCTCTTTGCCCTGCAAGGCAGAGCGTTTCGCAAGTTCAAGCGCGAACGCCACCTGACGCGCCTGTTCAATCGGTGAAATCTCTTTTGCTTCGATTTTCTCGCCGCCGGACGTAATGTCCGTCTGCACCTTGTCAGAGAAGCGCGCTGGATCGAATTTGCTCGCCAACCATTTGCGGTTGTCCGCCCGCAGTTTGCTTCGCGCCACCAGTTCGTAGTTGATCGAACCGTCAGACTTGTAGTCTTCGCGGGCGTCGTCAGAAATCTCCAGCACTTCTTCCGCCAGGAGATCAGCCGCCACCTGCCGAGCCGCCTTCATGTCAGCAGCAAACTCGGGATCGCGCTCATACTCGCGGAAGACGCTAAACCGGGAAGGCATGTCAGGAGACGCCAGCACATGCTTGAGCAATTCGCCCGACGCCACGCGCTGAATGATGTCTTCTTTCAACTCAGGCGTCAGATCGACCCGCGTGTGCATATTGCGCCGAGGCTTTGGCGGGATGATCTCACCGCCAAAAACTTCGGCGTCCGCCTGCTTTTTCATCTCTCGGTTATACGCTTTACGGAACGCTTGCTTCCCCTTGGGAGCCTCGCCCATGTCCAAACTCGTCATTCGAGATTTTTCAGCTTGTAGAAGGTCGTCGCAAACAGCGCCTCGATGTCTTGGAGGAGATTTTCCAGCGCAGGCTTGCTGCGGCATATCTCGTCGCAGTTGGCTTCCAGCCACGCGGCCAGACCTTTGATCTGCTCCATGATGTTTTCGCGCGTGTAGGGAATGGGCTTCACAGGGCCAATCAGGCCGAAATAGCCCTGATACGCCTCGACATAGGCGTCCAGCTTATCAATCAGGCCGTCGTAGAAGTCGCCCAGCGCCATGTGGCGCGCAAACGATCCTTCACCCTTCGCCGCCCAATGCGCCAAGTGCGCCGCGTCGCGGATGGCGAACATGCGGCCGACGAAATCTTCAACCATCGTTTTCAAACTCGCGGGCTTTCATGGACGCGCCCATGAAGAACATCAGGACAAAAACGACCGAGAACGCCCAGACGATAAAACCCAGCAGCCAGGCCATCAGACGCGGCTCTTTTTGTGGGAGCCGGCAATGGTCTTATGGCCGTGATAGTTCGGTCCGCCAGGTGCCGCGCCCTTCTTCCGGGCAATCATGCCGACAACCGCCTTCGGAACGCCGTGCGCGATCAACTGCGCCGCACGTCCGCCGTGACCCAGCTTGTTCGACTTACCGTGAAAAGTGCCGGTCTTCTTCGTGTGAAACTCAGCCATCACTCGCCCGCCAGTTCAACGCCGGGAATAGGAGTCTGTGTGACGCGGGAGCGCTTGTGCTTGCCAAGGATGGTTTTGTCAGAGCGCTTGTCAGCCTTCGAGCTTTCGCGATGGCGTTTGTCCGCCTTCTTGTCGGCTTTGGAGCCTTCGACGCGCTTCATGCCTTTGGAGCCTTGATAAGCGGTCATGGGAGCCATGTTAGCCATGAAACGAGCCTGCGAGTGTAATGTTATCCATTCGCGTAAACCTCTTCGCCGGCTTCATCAGGATCAAGATAGCATTCGGCCTCAACCGCATCCGCGATTACCGCCATAGAGACTTCCAGCCCCTCCAGCGCCTCCGCAATCCGCTCAAGCGCCAACGTCTCGCGGTCGGTCGATGACTTCTTGCGGCTGTCGCGCGCACGCGCCTGGCCGAGAAGAACGCCGGCTTCTCTTGGACCCGTCATCGACGTATTCCGATCATTCCGCCGGTGCGCACACCAGGCTGTTTCTTCCGCATGATGTCGAGAAGCGCATTCGTCTCGTCCTCATGCCGCGCCTCAACATCCCGCCCAGCTTCCGCAATCAGCTTGTCCTGCTCGGCAATGTCGTGCGCCGTAGGCTTCGCGTAAGGATGCTTGCTGTTTCGGCCCAAGGCTTCCGTAATGGTCGCTTTCGGGCTCACCATCATGGTCGTGCCGTCAGCCTGCGTCACCGCCGCATAAGGATTGTCAGTCAGCTTGTCAGTCGGAACCTTCACGCCAGTCATCTGAGAACGCGCAAGTTCAGCATTCGTGCGCGGCAGCGTAGGCTCAGAACTGCCCGTCGATATAATCATAGGCGCAGACGGCGCATTCAGTTTGGATAAGTTCGCCATCAAGCGCCCCAGTAGAGGACAGGTTCAACGCGATAGCCCTGCAACCAGCCGCCGTCGCTGTATTCGCGGTAGCGCGTCAAACCGAACTCGCGGTCAATGAACACAAGGTCGATCACGCCATACCGGCGCATCAGAGCGTTGAACGTGTCGTAATCGTCCATGCCGCGCTCCAGTAGCGTTCATTACGCTCTAGTAAAGCGTTTAAGATCAATAAGATGCAAAATTCATAAATTGAAAATTTTCCGAGTAGTCAGATAGCATAAACGCAAAAGCTGTATATATATCAAGGCGTTATGAAAATCGACAAATCGGAAAATTGTCCGAGTGTGGGTGGTGGGGGTGCGTTTTACGAAAAAAAATCAAAAGGGGGGTGTAGGGGGGGTCGAAAGCCGAGAAATGTTCTGCGGCTCGCGCGCGGCCGGCTGACATGTCAGGCAGGAACAAACGCCCGCCTTTCTCCCTGCCCGATTGCTGCGGCGGTTTGTTGAACCGCTGCCAATAGAGTCGGATCAATAACTTGCGCTGTATTGCATACGCTGCTGCATACGCCAGACGCAAAAAGGGCGCACAAATCGCTGCGCGCCCTGCTGCATTTATGACAGCGAACCTGCCCTATTGTCAAACGGCGGCGAAATAGCTTGCCAACGCATCAAGACAACGAACGGCCGCCATGCGCTGCTCATACGTATCGGGCGCAATTCCTCTACCCTCGCACAAGCGCCGGCACAGCGTCGCCGCTTCGTGTCCCTGGCTTTGCAGGATGACGAAAGCGCGATCAAACCGCCGCACAATGCGCTTGTCGCGCTCGCACATAGCCTCACCGGCCGGCGTATCGAGATCAGAAGCCTCACCACGCGCGCCACGCTCCAGGCTCACCGGCTTGACGTGCAAGGGCGTTGCGCCGATTGCCTGATAATAATCGAAAGCAATCTCTGCCCATTGCCAACCTGCGCCCGCCTGGCGCGCGTTTATATCGCCTGTGAGAAGCAATCGGCCGAGGACAGTCCCGAGGCGTGGATCATGCGCCGACGCAACGGCCGCATCAGTCATGCGCTTGATTGCTGCGGGCGAATAGCGCGTTTCTTCCGCCTTCCGATCAAGCCTGCCATTCGGCTCACGCGCTCCAGGTTTACGCTTGCGGCCTGCCATGATCGAGCCTCGCAGTCTAATGAACGCGCGTGCGCGTCGGTTGCGGATGGAAACGCCTCTAAACCCACTTTTCAGCAAAAAGCTGTTGCTCGCCTTCTCTCGCGCGCGCGGCAGGAATAACTTTCTAGGGCGTTGGCTCATCCTTGAGCGCTTGGCTGCTGGCATTCTTGCCTGTCTCGCGCGCGTATCTGTAATGCTTTCTTCGAAAGGCTTTCTGCTCCGGCTCATCGGCTAATCGCGCTAATCGGTCTAATCGAGCTAATCGCTACGCCGGCTTTGCTTGCTTGTCGCGATCATCGCGCCTGGCTTGCTTAGCTGCTTTCTTTGAAAGGCCGGCTGATCCTTTGCAACGCCTTCGCCGCGCCTCCGGCTTGCTACGTCTGCACACGCTCGCCGCGCAGCCGCGCAAGGCTCACAAGGAGATTGCGTATCATGGGTTTTGCGGTTTCTTCGAAAATATGTCTGGGGAAAATGATAAGCTATTGAAATTGACTCCTTAGCCTTGGGGAAAACGCATTGCTGCGATTTGACAGGTTTTGAGCTTGATCGATTTTTTCAAAATAAATTGATTTGCGTGCTTGACATAAACAGACACAATGTGCCATATAGCATTTACGCTGAACACAGCGTCAGTCGCCACCACCGGCTGAAACTGAAAGGGTAAATCAATGACTGCTCGCATTTATGTCGGAACCTACGCCAAATATAACGCCGGTTCGATTGCTGGCGCTTGGATCGACCTTGAAAAATATGCCGACCGTGAAGCCTTCCTTGAGGCTTGCGGACAGCTTCACAAGGACGAAAGCGACCCCGAATTGATGTTCCAGGATTACGAGGGCTTCCCCAAAGCTTTCTATTCCGAAAGCTCAATTACGGACGCGCTTTGGGACTGGCTTGAATTAGACGAGGACGACCAGAAGCTGCTGGCGGCCTATCAAGACGCCATCGACGAAAAAGGCACAATCGACGACGCCCGCGATGCCTTCCACGGCATGCACGAAAGCGCCGCCGACTTTGCCGCCGACTGGTATGACCAGACCGGCGAGCTAGACAAAATCCCGGATATTCTTCGCGGTCATATCGACTGGGAAGGCGTGGCTCGCGATTTTGGCTATGACGGCTGGGCGTTCCACCGCACGGAAGACGGCGTTTACGTCTTCGCGCCGAATTGACAGACGCGGCGAGAAGGGCCGGCGGTATATCCTACCGGCGACCCTTCCCGAAGCGCCTAGACGGCCTTCCCCGCCTCACCACGGCGGGCAATGTGAAAGGGTAGACCATGCTTTACGACGGATGCGCCTTTGACTGCGACGGCGCGCAATTTCTCGTTTCGATCAAGCCGGACGAAGAATGGCGCACTCCCTGGCAAGACGAAGACGGACACGGCCCAGTCACGGACTGGACGCGACGCGAGAAACGGCCCGGCGAGCTAGTTCTAGCCGAAGACCGCGGATCGTTCCTGTATTACGACTTTCAGGAGGCTTGCGCGATTGCGCGTCGAGATGGTTGGGGCGCAGCCGGTGACGACGGAATGACGCCGCACCAAAAGGCGGCCCATGCCGCCCGCGCTGACTTTGAACGCCTGCGCCGCTATTGCGCCGGCCTTTGGGGTTATGTCGGGCTTGTCGTCACCATGCTCGACGACTACGGCGACCCCATGCCTTACGAGGCTTCAATATGGGGCGTCGAAAGCGACGCTGATGAATACCTTGACGAGCTTGCCAATGAGCTTGCCGACGAGGTTCAATCTCAAATCGCCAGCAGCCTTGCAGCTTGACGCAACGCCATGGGCCGGACACGCGCCGGCCCATCACGGAGCGCCAAAGCCTCCCCGGTCACACCACGGCCGGAACTGATGAAAGGGTATATCATGTTTAAGATCGGAGAAATCGTCGTCAGCAAAACCACCGGCGCGCGCGTCGTCGTCACGGGCTTTTCTGACGATGGCAAATGGTTCGCTGGCGTCTGCATTGGCTCGGCGCAAATGCCGCACTTGCCAGACCGTTTCCGCTACTACTGGCACGAATGGAGCGCGGCTAATTTCCGGCCGGCAGCTTGACCGTGACACGGGCGGGGCTAACAATCCCGCCCGCTTTCGAAAGGCCCGCCCATGCAATCCGTTTTACTTCTTGCCGCCACGCTCGCCGCCGCACAAGCTCCCGACCAGGGCGCCGGCTTGTGCTGCACGATCTCGGACTTTGGTTCCGTCTGCACAACGGACGTGGGGAAGGATGGCGGGCGATCCGTGACGATCAAACAAGCATCGCGCGGCAAGAAAGCCGCAACGGTCGAAAATCACAAGAGCGCACCGGATGGCGTTTATCCCTGCCTAGACACGTTCGGCACCGGAACGCCGGTATTCTAAGCGGGACGGCGGCCCACCACAGACGCGCCGCCCCTAACCACTTCCTGCCAAGGGTAAAGAGACAAGAAATGGCTTTCCGTGACCTACCAGAACACGAGCGCGCCCGCCACTGGCGCGAGACGATGAAACTTTCCAGGGCGGAACTATCCGCGATGACCGGCTATTCAGAAAGCTCAATCAAACAGATGGAAACCGGCAAAAACAGCGCCGGCGATCCTGTAGGTGATGACGCATGGCAAAGGTATCGCCTGATATGCGCCGCCGTCATGGCCGGGCTCGATTTCGACTGGCGGCGCGTGAAGTGCGGCGACATCACCATCCGGGCGGACGAGTGGAAAGGCTAACGGGCGCGACTTCTGGGCTAACGGGCGCGACCTGCCCGACATTATGCAACGACAACCACAGCGCGCCGGCAGGAATGACCCCGGCGCGTTTTCTTTTGACCCGGCTAGGTTCAGAACAGCGGCGCGTCGTCTGCGTCAGGGTTGGACGCTACGCCTTTGATTTTTCAATAGCCTTGTCAATTTTGTCTATTTGCGCCTGTAGTTTTTCCTTAATAAATAGCAGCCTTTCTTTATCGTCATCATCTTCTATTTCCTCGTCAATAATGTCTCCTAAGTTAAATTTCAGCTCCAAATTTAAAGACTCTATGCCGAGGTTAATTCCAATATCTGTTCCTTTATACGTATCTGTTTCAGCATCCCATCCGCAGCTTATGCAGGTAAATATTTCCTCCTCAAACGCATATCGCAATGCCTCAGAAGCCACTTCTTTGGCAAGATTTATTTTTTCATCAAACTCTGGAAGAGACCAATCTTTAAGATCAAATTGATTTTGTCCTTCATATGCCTTGCCTAATCTAACTATTTTTTTCATCGGTCTTCCCCTCAAAATAAAGGCGAGTCGTCTTCTACCACATCCGGCTGCGTAGTCTTCTCCGCCGGCATAAGCGCCATGAGATCGGCGGCGATAAGCGCGCCGACCGGGCCGGGCTTCCAGGAAGACTTGCCCGACCATATCACCTCATCGCGCGGCGGCAGACCGGCTTTGAAGTCGGCAAGCATTTTGGCGACCCTGGCGCGACCGGCTGCGCGTTCTTCCTCTGACATGACAGAAGGCGGCTCGCCCTCGGCGCGGAAGCGCGCCAGCTTGGCCTGGTCTGGCGCATAGACGACCGTTGCGGCGCATTCGTGCGCAAGCTCGCCGGCGGACGGCGGGAACGGGCTATTGCGACGCATGACGGACTGGCAGGCTTTTTCGACCTGGGCGTCAGAATAAGGGTCCAGCACCGACAGATAGGTTTCCACCTTCGCCTTCGTCGCTTCGACGCTCCATGTCAGCGCGGGATACGAGTTGAACAACATTGCCAGCGATTTGACCTTGCTCGACATGATCCCTCCGGTTGGCTTCTTGCAGCAGGAGGGCGAGCCCGTCCTTGCGCGTGTCATAGGTGCGGCCGGTAGCCGGCGCGTCGTATTCGTCTTCCCAACGGCGTTGATTAAGGAACGTGCTGGGGTGCATCCAGTCGGCATAATCGGGCTTGTGGCGCTTGTAGGCTTCCAGCCCTGTCATGATGGCGCAGAAGTCGCCGGCGACTTTCTTGAAGGCTTTCTCAGCGACCGGCTTGCCCTTCTTGCAGGGATACGCCTGCCAGAATTGATCGAAGGCTGACATGGGCGCGAAAACGCGGGCGGGTTGAGCGGCTTCAAGCTCTCTGACACGGCGCTGGAGCGCTTCGAGTGCGTCGGCGGCGGTCCATCCGATATGATCGCCTTTCTCAAGGCCGTGGGTTTCTTCTGAAATTAGGGCCAGTCTCCGAAGCTGCTTTGCCATGTCGTCTATGTCAGTCATTCCGCCCCCTCCCTTACCAATTCATCCAGCCGCATAGCGCGACGATCCTTCCGGGTTTACCTGATCCAATCAGGCCCGCGCTCTCGCGTTCAAACCGTTTCTTGGCTTCGTATTTCTTCTTAGCTTGCTTGTGCTTCTCACGCTGTTTTGCGGCATATTCCGGGTCTGCCGCCATGCGGGATTTCATGCGCTCATTTCTCAGGCGGCGCTTCTCTGGGGTTTCGCTCATTGCGGTTTGACCCGATTCCTGTACGCCTCAATGACCGCCTCTGAGTAGCCGTCTTTGCGCATTTGGGCGTATATGGGGTCCATTACTTTGTTGAACTTCTCTTCATCGATTTCATTTCGGATCAGAACACGTGTCATGTGCGCAAAACCATGGTCAGCCGCCATGCTTTGCATCTCCTGAATGTATGGGTATTTACTCATTCCTTCTCTCCCAAAGCGGCGCGGGCGGCGCGGAGGCGAACTGCAAGCGCTTTCGGCCATTCGTCGTCATGTCCCGCTACATATTCAATCGCTTCATCTAGCGCCGTTTCAAGAGCCGCGATGCGGGCGCGTAAATCAGCATTTTGTTTCTGTGCGTCTTTACGCCAATCTTCAAACAACCAATCTATTTTTCTCAGCCGTTCAATTTCTTTGACGGCTTCGCGTAATGCTTCATGCGAAAGTTCGCCGTCTTTTAGCCGCTTGAGCAAAACGTCAGTCATTCTTTCTCTCCCAAAGCGGCGCGGGCGGCGCGGAGGTCGCCAAACGTATTGAACGATTCGCAAGGGCTGTCATCGTCGGTGTAGCGCGGTTCATTGTCGAAATAATTGGCTACGTCAGCAAACGGTTTCAACGCCGCTGTAAGTTCCGCGATGCGCCACGCTTGCTTCTCAATAAGCGCCAAGTTTAGTGCCATCACTTTTCTGTCGTCGATAACCTTTGTTTCCAACTCCGCAATGCGGGCGCGTAACCGCTCATTGTCTTTGGCAATGTCGCTGTATTCTTCTTCGTCAATCATTCCTTCTCTCCCCGATAAGCGGCGCGGGCGGCGTCTATCGCGTCAAAGCTGACCTGCCTGACATTCAGGCCCGGATGCTTGTATCCGGTTGCATCATCGACGACAGCTTTCAGCGCCGCTTCAAGTTCCGCGATGCGGGCGTCTTTCGCCTCACACAGCAAATTGAAGTCATCTATTATTGCTTGAACACCTGCTTCCAACTCTGCAATCCGTCGCGCCTGCGCCTCTAATGCGTCGGCGGCTTTATCAGCGGCAGGGAGTCGCCATGAGCGCAGCCGTGCGATTAGGTCGGTGTAGTCAGTCATGTCAGCCCACCCGGATTACGGCGATTTGTTCCTCGCCGGCGCGTTCCGTTGCCCGCGTCGCGATCCTGACGCCCAGCCTCTTGGCGACTTGCAAAAACGCCTGCTGCACCACTAACCGCGATGGATCGGCGCTGAAAAACAGGCAATCGCCTACCTGCATGCTTCTGATGATGTTTTCGCGCTCGGAAAATTTGTCTGTCGTCCTCACAGGGTCCGCTTTCGGAGGCGCTTCAATCCCGGCCATTTCACTGGCCACGGCTTTCCTGATCGCCTTAACGTCTGCGATCACCTGCTCGACGCCCTCTTCCTGCCAGCGCTTTATCTTCTTTATAGCGTGCAGGACGGTGGTGTGATCACGTCCATTAAACAGCCCGCCTATCTGCGGCGTCGATTTGAATGTCAGTTCGTGGATGACAAACATGGCGATGTGACGCGCGTAAACCGTTTTAGCATCACGCCTGTCTGCCATGATGCGGGTCTGATCCATGCCGAAATGGTCAGCCGCCAGCCTGATAATGTCGCGGCCTTGCGGTTCGCTGGGCCTGACATGATAACCC